CAGATGCAATGAAAGAGGCAAGTAAAGAGACAGAGGTGGATTTAAGATGGGGTGCAAGTTGGCACATAAATAGTATGCGTGAAAAAGAATTGACCTCCGAAGCAATGATGACGCAATACATTGATCTCCGAAGGTCACAGGGCAGAAGACCCTTTATTGATGCGCCTCACTTTGAGCTGACATAAGCTCTAGCCCTTGCTTAGAGGCAGTACGTTTTAGCAACCCTCTGTCGATTAGCTTATTTACAATTCTCCCACAATGCGTCACAGAGATACCAGTTTTCTCAGCCATAACTTTTTGCTTTGGTGAGAACTGTTTTTCCTTCAAATATTTTTCGATAAATTTATAGACCAATTTCTCATTTTCATTTGTAAATGTAACCATCAAGCTATCTCCTTTATCGTTAAAGATTTGGCTCTCTCAAAGCGTTCTGGTTTAGCTTCAGTTAAGGCTGCTCGTTTAGCCTTATAGTGGGTAGTTCTCCATTTAACTTTAAGGATTTCTACCCCCAGATTATTATACAAAATGCCCTTCTCACTATTTCCCATTGAAGCCATAATTGGTGCTTCAATTTCCTTAATGCGTTCCTGAGAAGTCTTGATAAGGCTTTTGAGTCTTATTACCTCTAACAATTCATCACCATGCTCTGCTAAGTCAACCTCTGGCATTTCATCATCATGGGTAGGATAGATTGAAGCTAGGTCATTTGGGTCTTTTGATGGGTATAAATAATCAGCAATATCACCCCCCTTTTCTATAGCCTCAACTCTTCTATAAAAATCTATACAAGCCTTAACAATCTCATTTTGCATTTTTGGGTCTGCTCTGTAGAAGTAATGACACAATCTATTTCCAGAATAGAGAATACAGATTATTCCCCATTTCCTTCCTGTAGCCATAAGACCAGCCTGTAGCTGCCACACTCCAAGATAAGGTAAAGGCTCTTCTCTGAAATAAGTAACAGTTGTCTTTACTTCTAAATTACCATCACCATCAATTTCAAAATCAATGTTTAAGCCTTGAGGCGCAAAATATCTTCTGTCATCTATGGTGATAGTTTTCTTTCGCTCAACATGAAGGATACCATCCAGAGACACAGAAAATAGTTTCTTGCCGTTGTTGTAATAGTCGCAAGGTACTCTTACCTGATCTGTAACTTTGTCTATTTCAAGTCTATCGGCAGTTTTGGCTATAATTGTGGGTTCATGTTCATCCCCCCACTCCATAGCCTCATTTTGCTCAACTTGTGTCACCACAAAACCCTCTACCTTTCTTTCAGCCAAAATGTCAGTCAAAAGGGTGTTAGGACTTCTCCATTTATCATCTCCCATTAGTGCTGCAATCTGAGAACCAGAGAGAAATTTATTACTTGTTATCTTCCCTACCATGACCAGCTCGCTAACAAAATTGGGCTGAAAGACAATATAATAAGACCTATTGTAATTAGTATTAATTTGCAGATTTCTTCTACCATAACTTAACCTCATTTTAGTTAAGTCAGGTTCGTTAGGTTTGTTAGGTTTGTCAGGTTAGTCAGGTTAGTCTGATCAAAATCCTGTGAGAATATATATTATGCGCTAAACCTATGTACCTAAACCACCTGACTTTTGTTTATATTATATAAGCTATTCAATGGGTTACACCAACTAGCTCGACTCAATAAAAAATTACCCACTACTCTGCTTAACGAAAAATTATAGTTTTGAAATGAAACGTAAGATGTTGATATATAGGTATTAACATTAAATACAAAATTAATTTGTGCCTTCATAATGTGCATGGCTACACAATGTATATGTAGAAATACAAATAAAATCAACGAGTTCTCCTAAATTCGGTCTCTGGGTTGTTGGGAAGAGAAATACAGTAATCTGCTGCCCCTTTTACCTTTCTATTGCACTCTAAAATCTCATCAGACATAAGCGTAATCTGTTGATTTCGGCTTAAATCTTTTGATTTAATTTCGTACAATTTATCAAGCAATTTCCCAAAGCAAAAGATAGCATTGTCTAAGTGATGCTCTGAGCAACAAGGAACTGAGATGCGTCTTGTATATACATCTTCACTATTCCTCTTAACTCTTAACCCTCTTAGCCGTTTGCTACTTTGTAGGTTCATATGTTTATCCTTGTTCATTAAGCGTTACTCCATGTAGTATAAATGTTAATAGTTCAATAAATCAACTGTAAGTCACTACCGAATTTAACGCAATAAATGGGAAGTCACTTCCCTATTATTGGCTAGTTTCGTAATCCTTTTACCCTCATAATATCTATAAACGACATTAAAAAATGTTAAGATAAATTCTTCATCTTCATCATATAGTGATTTCACATAAGAGTGCCAAACCTCAATAGATGTGTCGTTTGCTCTAACTCTATGGGTATCTGGACACCTCTCTAAAAACCCTAATTCATCACACTCTGTTATCATGGTTCTAGTGGCTTTAGGAGTGATGTTACAGAGGGAAGCGACTTCCGTAACTGACTTCCATGTATTTTCCATTTTTATCAGACCCATCACCCTCGTAAATACCTGACGGCTTTGTGAAGCATTTGTCCATTCAACAATTTTATTAAGGGAGTTATCTGTTGAAGTACGTCTTGATCTGACGTTGTGATGCCCTATTTCTCTGATTAACTGAAAATAAGCCAATCTCTGAAAAACAATCTTTTTGGCTTCTTCTGCAACTTTTGGGTTAAACCCATGTGTGAGGTCTACGTCAATTTTTATTGAATTTAGGTGAAGTGATTTTTTAGATATTCTTTTATTCATTACTGCTCTCCTTGTTTAATCATGCGTCTTATCTGTGAACGCTGCCACGTTTTGTTTCCAGTTCTCGTAAGGATATTTCTAGACTCTAACCCACGCTTATAATCTTCATAGGTTACAACCCCATTGTTATCGTTTCTGATCTCTCTGAGAATGGGTAGTATTTTGCGTCTAAATTCAGCAGCACTTTCTTTGCGTAATTCTGTGGCTTTCTCAACTGCCTCTAATATCTTTTTGCCACCAAACTTACGTCCTGAAAGTCTCGCCCTTTCTTGCCCCCTTTTTACGCTTTGAGCGTGTTTCTCTCTTCTGTGAACAATCATCTTTTCAGCTCTCTCTAAGAGCTTACTTGTGAAGACAACATCTCCATCAGTTTCGTCTGTACTCAGCAGAGGGGGTTTGGTCTTAATGAGATAAGTCACACACGCAAGGTTCTCTTCTATCTCTCGCATGGTTGACGTTATCAAGACGCAATTCTTATTTGAGGCCACAACCTGAACGGCTGATTTTATCCCCTCTATATTTGTGTCGGTAACAGGACTCTTGAGAGTGTCGGTGAAAATCTCAATGACTTCTATGTTATGCGCTTTGGCAAATTCATAGATATCATCTTCACACTTCCCCCCCTCATTTGAGCCTTGAGGCAAAACTATCGCCCCTACTCCCAATTCAAAGTTCATTGCGCTGCTCCTTTCTCCCAATCCAGAAAAGCATCTCTTACGAGATTATCGGTTTCATTAGACCAATACTTTTTGCCCTCAAACTCTAGGCAGTAATTAGCTTTAAATCTGTAATTGGAATTGCCGTAATATCTAATTCTACCAACTAGATTATTTTGCATTTCATCTGAAATTCTTAAATACCATTTATCAGTCATCACAATGCTCCTCTGCTTTTCAAGATAGCTTTTAGCTTTCTCTCAGTTCTTATATGAACAGACCGACTTCTATCTTTTGGATGCCGATATAACTCTTCAGGAAACACACAACTATCCAGCGTTATCAATAAAAGTTTAATCTCCTCTGTTTTCAATTTAGGTTCATCAGTCATTGCGCTGCTCCTTTTGTAAATTTTCTATATATGTTAAAAAACCTTTTGCATAAAAATACCTACCACTCTGATTTTCTATTTTTTCCATTTCTCTTTGGTCATCACTATGACAATCTTCAATGTTGCTGCCGTGATACATACCAAGATGTTGAATATCGTTCTTTAATCGTTTTTTTATTAGGAAAAATATTTTTTCATTATCCATCACAATGCTCCTTTCTTAGCAAATGGTGTGACTTATACTTAGCGATCAATTTTAACACGCTCTTTCAAAATCTCGTAGATTTCTTCAATGGCATCACGAATATGAGGACGCTCTGCATCTAAATCATGTTCAGCTTTTTTTATGTGCTGAAGTTTTTTAATTAACTTATCAATAATTCTATCTTTCATTATAATGCTCCTTTTTTAGCAAATGGGTGATTTTTATTTACGGCTTCTATGAGGCTCTTATCAGCCACATGGGTGTAAATTTCGGTTGTAGTGAGATGAGCGTGTCCTAATAGCTTTTGGATAACTACAAGGTTTGCTCCATTCTCTAATAAGTGTGACGCAAATGCGTGTCGTAATTTATGAGGTGATACCTTCCTGTAATCAACTCTGGCAACTGAGGCTATATGCTTTATGGATTGAAAGACCAGCTCTCTGTTTAAATAGCCTTGTCTGGAATTGCTGGGAAATAGATAATGGGAATTGCTGAATTTACTTTGCAGCAAATGTCCAAGATATATAGCAATAGCTTTTAGGGATACCTTAGATATAGGCACAATACGTTCTTTATTCCCCTTCCCTCGAACAATCATGTGGTCAGGCTTTCCCTCAAACAATCCTCTCTTTAAAGATATGAGTTCTGATATTCGGAGTCCAGAGCCGTATAGCAATTCGACTATGACCTTATTTCTGGCTTTCTCAAGGGGTGTTCGCCCTACCCTATCTGCTACATCACACATAGAGGTAACGTCCTTCACAGACAAAACTCTGGGGAGTGAGGTGGGTATTCTGGACTTAGGAATATGTTTGCAAGGACTTTCCTCTAATACCCCCTCTTTGACGCAATATTCATAAAAGGTTCTCAGAGAGGCTATTCTTCTGGCTACTGTCTTATCATTAAAGCCTTTGGCTCTCTGAGAAACGATAAAGTCGGTAATGTCCTTTTGTTTTGCGTCTAAAGGCTCATCAATATAACTACTGAATATTCTCAGGTCATTGGCATACGCATCTCTGGTATTAAGGCTTAATCCTCTAACGGCAACCAAGTCTAAGAGGAAATCATGGATGGTCATTACGCTACCTCTGGGTCATAATTTGCGTCTGTATAATGACCCTCTTCACAAGTATATGCCCAATTAACTAGCCACCCTTGTATTTGCCCATAGTTCTTAAAGGGTTTACCATGATCTAGAATTTCTTGGTCGTAGCTCTCAATAGGTTGACCCCATAGTTCTCTATGTGTTTCTGGGGAACAATACAAACTCCATTCCCTATCAAACATCTCATCATTGTGGAAAAAATTCTCTAAACGAATATAAAATTTAAGCGTGGTGTATGACAACTTCATATCCACTTCTTGATAGTAAGTATCACCCTTTTTAAATTCTAAAGTGGACTTCCACGTTACTGATAGATTTGGGTTGCTTTCTAATTTTATTGTTAAATCACACATTGGCTTTTACTCCATACATTCCACAAAAACTCTCAACATGGCTTTTTGCATCAGGCAACCACTCCTTGAAACTCAAGGGAGTAGCATCTGGCTGCATCTCCTCAATTTGCTCTAAATAATCAGCATATGCCTCGTCTTGCATATCACCATAAGTAGGGGTTTTGGTATATAGCCTACCAGTAAGCATTGATTTCATTCCATTCATTTTTATCTCCTATCACACATTTAAATTACATTTATAACCTCTTGTACCACGACTATATACCTTGTGTCAACACCATCTACAACTTATCAATAGAAGTTGTACAAATGTTAGGTATGTAGAAATGAAAACAGAGCAGCAGCAATTACTCCTAAGTCCAGAGGTTCGGACATTGCTAAAGGATGAAGCATCCCTTCCCCAGTACAGAAATTCAATGTCTCAGGTAGCAGATGAAATCCTCAGAGAAGGATTATTGAGGCGCATAAAAGAACGAGAAACCAGATCAGACGATTATTCAAAGATGATGGATGCCGTCAAAAATGCGAGGCAAATATAATGGTTACTAATAAAAGACGAGGCTATGAGGTTGAGCGAGAGGTAGTCAAGCTCTGGGAAGGGCTTGGCGTACCTGTAAAGAGAGTATTAGCGAGTGGTGCGTTTAAGCACTTCGGAAAGGATTTAGCTGGTGACGTAAAGCTAAATGGACTCAGGGTTGAGGTTAAGAGGCGCAAAAATGGAACTGGTTTTGCGTCATTATACAACTGGTTTAAGCAAGATGATGCTGACATTTTAGTGGTGAGAGCCGATAAGATGCCACGCCTCTATGTCATCCCTGAAGTACTGATGGTCAAGTTCGCAAAGGACATGGGCTGGGTACAACCAATCACAAAAACAGAAACAGAAATAGAAGGAGAAAAAGATGAGTGATGATTTAGGTTTAATGTCAGAGGGTAGCTCTGAATATCTACGCTTTAAGCCAAGTGCTAACGCATGGATAGCTGATGGGGATGAGTTGGAGCTAAAGGATATGCTTTT